CGGATCGTAGGCAACGGGACTATTTTCATCGATCAAGGTAGCTTGACTTAACTTTAACCCAATGGTGGGTACGTTATAAGCCTGTGTAACCTTGTTATGGAAATAAGTCGCGAGTTGACGTTGGAAAGAGGTAATCTTCACAGGAACATCCGGTGAAGGCCTTATAAATCCAAGTCCACCTAAAACTTTAGGGAGGAATAAATTGTAATTACCCTTCTTAGAAATCTGGGCAATACTATCACGGTGATAGTAAAGAAACCGATTATGTGTGTAAAGCTTATTATAGGCCCCTTTAAGGACCTTGTTATATAAATCCCATGTGGGAAGCTTTTCACCAACAACACCTGATTTAGATTGACCTATTAAAAGGCCAACATTTAGGTATGTTGTTTCATAAAGGGAGTCATTTGCCACATTATAAGTGAAACACTGTGAGTTAATTGTAAAGACAGATTTGTGAACATAATTCTTCCCAACTGATAGAATAAAGCCAGCAGTAGTGATATATTTCAACCATATCTGGTAAAATACCGGATTAGATCTGAAATAAATATCATCCCCGTTGACTAGACAAGGTAGATCATAAACACTCACGTGTTTATAAGATTCACCTCGCTTTTGGTTGAGATTAATATATTCATCAAGAGCACACTTATAGCAAATTAGATTTGCAATGCATAACACAGGAAAAGAAAGAATTGATCCCATAAGTTGTCCATTTTTTTGGTCAACAGAGAATAATTTTTCATCCGGTGTTTCATCAAAGTGCGCCACATCTGACCTTCTCAAAAACCTAGTATATGGAGCAGGATAATACAAGCGTTGTTCATAAAGAACTTCACGGTAAACTGCCCTGTCGGTTTCAGGAATATTTAAAGCTTCTAAGAATTGTTCAAATATAAGTTTTGTAAACTCAATATTTAATTTATCCGTAGCGGCTTTATAATCTCCCGAAACATGATCCACAAATTGGAGCTCAATCCCATACGTGTCTTCAATCTTTTTCTCGAATGCCCAAACTTTTCTAAAATCCTCGACCTCAAGAGGGCGGGTAGTTAGAACAAGCGAGGGAAACCGATTGATATAAGATTTCATAGACTTTTGTAAGGATTTTGCTGCATATGCCGGAAGCGCTTCACCCTTTGTTATAACTCGAACTTTAAGTGGTTCTGAAAGAGGAATTACTGCGGTCTTAGGTTTCACATCCATTAACTTATCAAAGTTAGGGATAGATTCCTTAAACGCAGAAAATTCTCTAAGAATTTCCATTGTTTGAGTTTTTTCAAGGTAGCGGGAACGACATGTGGACAAAACGACATCCATATCAGGAATCTGATAAGATAAGTTTTTTACAATTTTACCCTTTGCATAAATCTCCTCAGATTCAACTAGGGGCAACTCTAACTGTTCGACTATTTCCATGTATGCCCCTCCTTTAGCTCTCGATTTCTCGAAACAAGAGTTGTGGGAGGGCTCAAATGCTTTTGGTGCATAAGGTTTTCGGGTATTACGAAGAATCGCATTGCAGGTGGAACCGAATGTTTCTCTTATAGGATCACGGAAGACCTTAACCTCTTTATAAGAGGAAGGATCCATGATTAAAGAGCCATCGGCAGACATAGCAACATCGCGAATCGGTAAACCGGAATACTCATCAATGCTTTCCCAATAAGACATAAAAGTCGGAGGTGTAGTCATTGCTTTAACATGAGAACGGATTTCTTCACGTAAAAAGGAATCAGCAACCGTGGCACAGCCACGTTTGATTCCTTGTAAGAAACCCATTCCCAGCTTAAGACAAACTGGAACAGTTAACGAATTAAAGTTTCGGCGATTCAGATAGTTTTTAAGGACTCGTTTAATTGAACCTGTCCAGATTAGATAATGCCCTGGAAACCCTTCGGGTTTTGGGGGTAAGTCTTGATCTAGAACACTTGCCATGGGGCAAGCAGTGTGGTATTTAACGAACTTAATAAATGAATCACGCGGAAACTTTACAGTGTTCAAGAATAACTTAGATTGTTCTTTAAAGTTAAAACGTGCATGAAAGTCAGGAATTATGTCAGTTAAGACAGAAATCTCAGCCGAAACAAAAGACAATATCTCATAGAGGTACTTGTCATCACACAAGAAAAAGGTTTGATTAGGATCAACCGATTTGATAAAGGTAGAAATTACTTTCACCTCAGTCGTAAAATCGGTCTCATGTCCAGACAAACGTTTTTCCTCGTGTAACAACGACGATTGAAGCCAGGCTCCAACCGTTGTAACATCAGTGGTCCATTGTACATTTGAAACGGTTAATAACTTTAATGCTGTAAAAAGCAATTTAGAAATAACCTTATTCTTTGTCGTCATTATTAATTTATTTGACAACCATGTACTCTGTCCCGGAACAGGCAGGATAGGGGTATAAGAAACAAGTTTCTTTAACCCCTTATCCCACCTATTCCGGGACGCTCCGGGAACTCCCCGGAGCAGTGACCCTAGCAACCCATCGCACACTTCTCGAAAAGAGAGGTGGTCTGAAGATGTCAG